GTGGGGCCCTGCGTGGTTGCATTCCAGGTAGGCTCGCTGATCTACACGAGCAGAAATAACCTGGCAGCCGAAGCGGTAAAGCACGGCGTCGATTATATCTTGTGGCTTGACAGCGACATGATGTTCCCTCCGACGACTCTGGAGCAGATGCTCAAGACCATCAAGGAGCAGGAAGGCGACGTCATTATGACAGGAATGTATTGCCGCAGGGTGGCTCCGTTTACTCCGACGCTTTTTAAGACGCTGGAGATAGAGAACGAGCAGTCAACCTGGACAGACTTTGATGAGATCCCGGACGATCTGTTTGAGGTCGCAGCGTGCGGCTTTGGCTGCGTGCTTGCGCCAACGAGTGCGTTTGTGGATGTTCAGGCGAAGTTCGGTAATATGTTCGCACCCATTGGATCCGTCGGCGAGGACCTCTCGTTCTGCTGGCGCGCACGTCAATGCGGCTGGAAGTTCATCTGCGATCCAAGCATACCGCTGGGCCATGTAGGACACCACATAATCACGCCGGAGTTCTGGAAAGAATACAAGGCATTTGAGCAGGAGAAAGACAAATGAGTGAACCGCTCGCCAAAGTAAAACTGTCAATGAGAATCACCACCGATGCGTTCGATGATGAGCTCAATGACCTCATGAACGCAGCGCTGGCAGACCTCGGTATTGCAGGAGCTGACGGCGAGAACGTGAACATCACAGATCCGCTGGTCCTCCGGGCCGTAACGACCTACTGCCAGATGCACTTCGGTCTCCCGGATGAATACGACCGGCTGAAAGCAAGCTACGACGAACAGAAGGCGCAGCTGTCAATGGCCACCGGATATACAAACTGGGGAGGCTAATATGGACCGCTCAACACCGATATATCTGGTTAAGGAGACCTACACCGAGGACGCTTACGGCGTTCTGGTCCCTACGCCTGACAAAAGGCTCGTGTACGCGAACGTCACAAGCGTGAGTTCCGCAGAGTTCTTTGAAGGCGGCAGAAACGGCTTAAACCCTGAATACCGGATGATAATGTTCGCGCCCGACTATGAGGGCGAAGAGATCGTGGAGTACAACGGCACCAAATACACCGTATACAGGACGTATCAGGGCCGTAACGACACGATAGAACTCTATGTGGAGCTTCGGAAAGGCAAGCAGTAATGTCCGTCAGAATCGACTCTTCACGTCTTGCGGAGACAATAAATGAATACCTGGAAGAGTACGGCGACGGTGTGCAGGAAGCCATCGAGACCAGCTCGAAAAAGGTGGCCAAGGACGTTGTCAAAGAGTTGAAAAGGGGCGGCGGCTTCGGTGGATCCGGAGAGTTCAATAAAGGGTGGACCTCCAAAACAGAAAAGACACGGCTCGGCTCCGAAACTGTTGTTTATAACAAAACGCAGCCGGGCCTTGCTCATTTACTGGAGTTTGGCCACGCGAAAGTGAACGGAGGGCGCACGAAGGCATTCAACTTCATCGCACCCATAAATGATTCCATAGAGCAGAAGTTCGTCGAAGCTTTTGAACAGGCTATCGGAGGCTGACATGAAACTTACAGAAATCAAGACCATGCTCGGCCAGACCGAGCTATCCGTAACTTATTACTCATTCCCTATCGGCGATGTGCCGGCGCTGCCTTACTTGGTATGGTACCTCCCGAGCAGCAGCAACGTTGCGGCAGACGATAAGGTTTACAAAAGAGTCGAAACGCTCAACATCGAGCTGTACTCCAAGACCAAGGACTTCGCAAGCGAGGCGATCGTGGAAGAGGTCCTGGACGCCTGGAACATGGTCTGGGACAAGACCGAGACCTACCTCGATGATGAGCACATGTACGAGGTACTGTATGAAATGCAAATCTTCGTTGATGATGAGGAGATAAACAATGGCTAACAAAATCAAATACGGCATCCGTAGTGTTTACTACGCGGTAGCTACTGAAGGCTCCGGCGGCGCTCTTACCTATGCGACTCCGGTAGCTATTCCCGGAGCTGTTAATCTCTCGCTGTCTGCCGAAGGTGACACGACTCCGTTCTATGCGGATGACGTAGTTTACTTCCAGACAACTGCGAACAATGGCTACTCCGGAACACTCGAAGTTGCGCTTCTGCCCGAGTCCTTCAAGACTGACGTTCTCTGCGAGACCACTTCCGGCGGCGTCTACATCGAGAAGGCAAATGTAACTCCGAAGGAGTTCGCGCTCCTGTTCGAGTTCCAGGGTGACGAAAAGGCCACCAGGCACGCTATCTATCGCTGCTCTTGCACCCGTCCTGACGTAGCTGGCGCTACCAAGGAAGCAAGCATCGAGCCGCAGACGGAAACCCTGAACATCCAGGCTATGCCGAGAATCAATGACTATGTAGTAAAGGCGTCCTGCCCGCAGAGCACGTCCTCGACCTACACCAACTGGTTCAGCGCGGTTTACACCGTATAGTCGGAGGTTAGAAACATGGAAAGAACAATAAATATTGACGGTAGGGACGTCAAGTTCAAAGCTACGGCGGCTACCATCCGCAACTATCGCAGTATGTTTGGCAGAGACCTCTTGCTGGACTTCCAGACGCTCCAGAAGGGCGTGGACTCCAACGAGACTCTGTCCGTCGATACGCTGACCATCTTCGAGAACCTCGCCTACATAATGGCGAAGCAGGCGGATCCGACGATACCTGACAGCGCGGACGAATGGCTCGACGGCTTTGATATGTTCAGCATCTATGTCGTGCTGCCGCAGATCGTAGAACTCTGGAAGCTCTCCGAGCTGCCGATAAGCACAAGCAAAAAAAAAGCGTAAGCGCAACAGAGAGACCGTTCACTACTGGTCTTTTTTTGTTGCGCTGCGCTCAAATAGGCCTGCCCATGTCTGACCTCGACCTCCTGGACGTGGGCATGGTCTATGACATGATGATAGAGAATGGAAACGATTCCGAAGAGTACGATGTCATCGCTACTCAAGCGGACTTTGATAGATTCTAAATGGAAAACTACACGCTCTACATGCACGTCAACAAGACGAATGGAAAGCGGTACGTTGGAATAACATCAGGACCACCAAGCCAGAGATGGAAAAAGGGCGCCGGCTATTATGGCCAAAGGCGCTTTTATTCTGCCATTAAATGCTATGGGTGGGACGGCTTTGAGCACATTATCGTTGCGGACCATCTCTCCAAAGAGGAAGCCGAGTGCAGAGAGGCCGAGCTGATAAAAGAGTACGCTGCCAACGACGCGCGCTATGGGTACAACATCGAGAACGGCGGCGTGACGCACAAGATCTCGGAGGAACAGAAAGAGTACCTCCGGCAGATACATACAGGCGTTAAGCACAGCGAGGAGACCAAGAAGAAGATAAGCGAGTCTTGCAAAGGTTTGTCCACGAAATGGCTCACCGGTCTCAAGCAAAGTCCTGAAACCATAGAAAAGCGCGTGTCACAAATACGCGGCGAAAAGAACCGCCGTGCAAGGGCCGTGTGCCAGTATGACCTGGACGGCAATTTCATCGCTAAATACAACTGCATGCAACAGGCTGCCGATGCTATCGGTATGAAGTCAGCTCATATCAGCCATTGTTGCAGCGGTGAGCGCCCGACGGCATACGGCTACATCTGGAAGTACGCAGAGGAGCAATAAATGGCCTCAAATAGAATCAAGGGTATAACAATTGAAATTGATGGCAATACCACGCCATTGACCAAGTCGCTCCAGCAAGTCGACAAGGCCTTAAAAGATACCCAAGGACAACTCAATGATGTTAATAAGCTGCTGAAACTGGATCCGACGAATGTTGACCTCTTAAAGCAGCGCCACGAACTTCTTGGTAAGGCGGTGGAAGACACCAAGGCTCGCCAGGAAGAACTCACGAAGGCTCTTGAGCAGGCGAAGAAGGCAGGGAGCACCGAGGAGAACCAGAGGCAGCAGGATGCTCTCCAGCGCGAGCTGATAGAGACCACCAACAAGCTCAAGGACCTCGAAAAGGAGTACAAGAACTCCGCACCGACGCTCCAGGCTATCTCCGCGAAGACCGGACAGCTTGCCCAGAGCACAAAGGGCCTCTCAACTGCGGCTGCAGGAGCAGCTGCCGGAATGGTAGCGCTTGCGGTAAAGGCAGGGCAGACCTCCGACGAACTGCTCACGATGAGCAGAAATACAGGCTTCTCCGTTGAGGAGCTCCAGAAGCTTCAGTACGCTGCCGATCTGGTGGATGTTTCCTATGAAACAATGACCGGAAGCGTCCAGAAGCTGACCAAGCAGATGGGCTCCGAGAACAAGGCGTTCGATAAGCTGGGCGTGTCCATCAAGAACGCGGACGGCACGATGCGCAACGCCACGGACGTGTGGTATGACGCTCTGGAAGCTCTCGGCAAGGTAGAGAACGAGACCGAGCGCGACACGTTGTCGATGGAACTCTTCGGCAAGTCTGCTATGGAGATGTCCGGAATCGTAGATGACGGCGGTAAGGCTCTCAAAGAGCTCGGTAAAGAAGCAGAAGATGCCGGTATCATAATGGGACAGGACGCTGTTCAGGATGCAGGCAAGTTCAACGATGCTCTGGATAAGCTGAAGCAGACCGCGCTCAAGTCCTTCCTGGAAGCAGGCGCGGCGCTCGCGAACTCTCTGCTGCCGTTGCTTGAAAAACTCGTCGGTGCTGTTACCAAAGTCCTGACTTGGTTCGGCAACCTCGACGGTGGCACGCAGAAAGTTATCCTGACGGTCCTTGCGTTAGTGGCTGGACTCTCTCCGCTGCTCTCGCTTATCTCAACGATAACGACAGTCATACCGATGCTGTCTACGGCTCTGTCGGTGCTTACCGGACCGATAGGAATAGTCATAGCAGCCGTGGCGGCTCTCGTGGCCATAGGCGTAACGCTCTATAAGAATTGGGACACCATCAAGGCAAAGGCTGTCGAACTGTGGACGAACCTCAAGGCAACGTTCCAGAAGATAGGCGACGCCATAATGACGCCGATAAATAAGGCCAAGGACTTTGTAAAGGGTGTCATAGATAAGATTAAGAGCTTCTTCCAGTTCAAGGTTGAGCTGCCGAAAATCAAGCTTCCGCACTTCGCCATAACTCCGGCAGGATGGAAACTCGGCGACCTCCTCAAAGGTATAAAGCCGAGCCTGGGCATCAGCTGGTACAGGAAAGCTATGGACAACGGCGTTGTGCTCCAGTCTCCGACGATCTTCGGCATGCAGAACGGTCAGCTGCTCGCTGGCGGCGAAGCCGGTCCCGAAGTTGTAGTTGGCGCGCGCTCCCTTATGGGAATGATTAAGAGCGCCACGGCCGGTGCAGGCGGTGTGAGCGTTAATGTTGTCATAAACGGAAACGTTGATAACTATGACGAATTGGCCGTCGTAATAGGACAGAAACTTCAGCAGCAGATGGCAAGGGAGGCAAATACATGGGCATGAACACATTAACAGTCGGAGGTGTAGACCTCACGGCAACCTACGGTGTGTATGTAGACTCTTCAATGAGTTTTGATAAGCCAAAGAAAAACGTCGAGACTGTAAGCATTCCAGGCAGAAACGGCGACCTCGTAATTGACTACGGCACGTTCCAGAACATAGTCGTTACATACCCCTGCTACATACGCGGCAACTTCGACACGAACTTCAACGCTTTAATGAAGAAGCTTGCGACTATGTCTGGCTATCAGCAAATTACATGCTCGAACGACTCAACGCATTTTCGCGAGGGCATTCCCATTATTCAGCAGTCGCCGACGGTTAAGCGCATAAACACAGACGGCTATTTTGACCTGGCATTCAACTGCAAGCCGCAGAGATTTTTGTCAGGGCAGACTTCTGTGAATATTCCGTCGGCCTCATCGGCCAGCGGAGCTCTCGATAAAGACAACACAAACGGCTTAACTCTCGCGCCGAGCATAAGCGTCAAAGGATACGGAACTATTCATTTTCAAACGGTTATTAACGCAGGCAGTTTAATAATCAATGCTGTCACAATAACGGTGGCCAGCAATTCATTACCCGTTGATATAATAATTAACTGCGAGAAAATGGAGTGCTACTCGGGGATATTGCCTTTCATAACCTCTCGCAATAATTTGGTCTCATTCTCTCCGAACACATTCCCATCTGTGCCGACAGGGGCGACCGCTTCTATATGGATCGATAGCAGCAATAACCACTTCAGTTTGGCGAAGATAAACTGGAAGGAGTGGGATCTATGATACCGATTCTCTTTGATAGCACCGAGACTACGTTCACTTCGCAAGGCCTTGGTCGCCTCGTGGACTCGCGCAAATGCGAAGTCACCGAGGAGCGCAACGGACAGTACGAACTGGCGCTGGAGTACCCTGCAAGCGGTCCGCTGGCGGATAAGCTCGTGCCGGGCAACTACATATATTGCACGCACGATGATGATGGCGACTTCCAGGCGTTTGAAATATACAAGGTCAACGCGCCGCTCGAGGGTTTCATAACTGTCAACGCTTGGCATATTTCCTATAAGCTCAACAACATCGTAGTCGCGCCGTTTACGGCCAGCAGCTGCGCGAACGCTCTGGCAGCCATCCCGACAAACAGCTACAACACGAACAACTTCACTTTCCAGACCGATAAGACTGTGTCCGCGACGTTCACATTCGATACACCGCGCAGCGCACGCAGCCTTCTCGGCGGCACCGAGGGAAGCATCCTCGATGTCTATGGCAAGGGCGAGTACGAGTTCGACATGTTCACGGTCAAACTGCACCTGAACCGCGGATCCAACAACGGCGTGGTCATCCGCTACGGCAAGGATCTCAAGAAGCTGGACTACGAACTCGACTCCAGCAATAAATACAATGCAGTCGTTCCGTACTGGACTAACGACGAGAGCTCGCTGGTGCTCGACCACATGGTAGTGCGTACTGGCGAGACGGCCGGTAATGCCATTCCGCTGGATCTTTCGAGCGAGTGGGACAGCGAACCTACAACGGTGCAGCTGGAGGCGGCCGCGCAGACCTATATCGACGCAACCGACAATTATCAGGTCAAAGACAACCTAAAGGTCGACTTCATCCCGATCTGGCAGACAGAAGAGTATAAAAATCTTCAAAGTAACCAGAACAAGATAAAGCTCTGCGACACCGTGACCGTTTATTATGAGAAGCTCGGCATCAACGCCAGCGCAAAGGTCATCAAGGTTGTGTATGATGTGCTGCTTGACAGATACAGCCTTATGGAGCTGGGCGAGCCGCAGACGACGCTTTCGCAGCAGATTCAGGCGGATGTTTCCGGTGGGATCCTCGCGGAAGTGCCGAACATTACGACGCGGATGCTGTCGAGCATCGACATTGACACGACTGGCAGTATCAAAGCTGGCGGCAATTTAGTCGTTAATGGTAATGGTGTAGCGTTCGGCAAGAACACCGTGACGGCCAGTCTCGTTGACAGCGCATGGAAGATCCGCGGCAAGAATCTGGTCGCGAATGACGACTCGAACAACGGCCCAGGGTTTGGCGCGGAGTTTTCCAACAGGTCAAATGCGAACGCAGGGTGGGTTTATTGGTATG